AAAAAGCATATAAAGAATCAGTTGCTAGAAACGAAGTACTATTAAAAAAGCAAATAGAGAATTTTTCGAAAAAAAATAAGATTAATGGGGAAGAACTTGACTTACTTACTAAAGGTACAAATGCAGAGGCATTGGCGTTGCGTTCACGATTAGAACGTTCTAGTAAGTTTAATGAATCTGAACTAAAAGCAATCCAAGAAGGGTTAAAAAAGCGTGTAGAACTTGAAGGTCAAAGTTTGGTATTGCAAGAAAAGTTACAAAATAGACGTAACGCTTTGCTAGAATCAATATCCGCTGAGCAAGAAAAGGCAAATGAAAAGGCTAAGGCGCAAGAAGAAAAACGATTAGAAGACGAAAAAAAACACCTTGACGAACTTAAAAAAGAGCAAGACGCTTACAATAAAAACATCGAAACATTAACAGATGAATTTTTCTTATCAGATCGGGAAAAACTAGAACGTTCTTTTGAAAAGAAGTTTGAATCTATCACGGGTAACTCAGCTAAAGAAATTGCATTAAGAACTGAAATAGAACGGCAAAAAGTAGAGGCACTTTTAAAGTTTGACGAAGAAGCGCAAAAGAAAATAGAAGCGCAACGAAAGAAAAATGCCGATGCAGAAAAGGCTATCAACGCTCAAAAGTTCAACGAACAAATTGAGCAAAACAAACGTAGTTTAGATTTAGCACTTGAAGCAGTTGATTTATCGGTAGGTACTGAACAGGAAAAAGCAAATAGGAAGCGAGATATTCAACTTAAATACCTTGAAGAGCAACTTGCTTTAACAAGGGAATATTTCGGTGCAGACGGGGTTATTACACAAGCTGAACTCGATGGAATACAAAAGATTGAAAACGCTATTGCAAAAGCTAGACAAGGGTTACAGAAGAAAGATGAAAAAGCTACATTTGGTAGTGCAATCGGGTTAACTAAAGATGACATTAGCGAAGTTCAGCAAGGTTTACAAACTGTACAAACAGCAGTAAATGCCATTGGGGCTGTGTTATCTGCATCTACTGAGGTTCGTTTAAATGAGATTGAAGCAGAGAAAAATGCTGAGATACAAGCCGTTCAAGAAAGCACACTATCTAAAGAAAAGAAAGAAGAAAAGATACGAGCCATTGAAAAGAAATATGCAATGGAAAAATACGAAGCTGAGAAAAAGGCTTTTGAAACTAATAAAGCATTGCAAATTGTAAACGCTGTAATAGCAGGAGCGTTGGGTGTAGTTTCTGCTTTTCAACTAGGACCTATTGCCGGTGCTATTGCTGCTGTCGCAATCGCTGCCACAACCGCTGCACAAATTGCTGTAATCGCTTCATCTAAAATGCCACCGCCTCCAAAGTTTGCAAAGGGAGTTATTGGATTAGACGGTGCTGGAAATGGTACAAGTGACAGCATAGATGCTAAGTTAAGCCGTGGTGAATCGGTAATGACTGCAAAGGCTACTGAAAGGTTTGCCCCTATGTTAGCGCAAATGGAATTAGCAGTAGGGAATAAACCAAACTTTCAACTTGGTAAACATAAATTTGCAACGGGTTATATTCCTACTTCGGATGGTGGATTTTACGCACGTTCTGCTTCGGCATCAATGCTAACTAATTCTGAACTTGTAAAAGGGTTTGAAAGTGCGGTTAAAAAGATGCCATCGCCAACGCTTAACTACAATGAGTTTAGTCAGTTTACGAATAGTGTGGAGAATAGTGTTGCTATTTCGGAGTTATAGATTTATTTTCTATTCTTTTTTCGTCACGCTCAATTTGGGCTTTTAAAGCGATACGGATATAGTTAGCTTTCTTTACGCACATGGAATGAATCATGTTAAACATTCTAGTTTCCCAATGCTTTGAAAGCGTTGTCTTGTGTTGCTTTGCGTGTAACTTCCTACTCAATGTTACTGATTTTTATTCCCAAAAATAGAAACTAGAATTGGCGCAAGGAAAACCAAACGTGCTACTTCGCCCCATTTCAAAGGATTGTAGTGTAAACCGATAAGACAACAAAATACGTAACCTCCCATAAATAGTGATACGTAGCTTTTAACCAATGGAAAATATTTTTTCATGTATTATTTTTTTAGCCCTAAAACTATATCAAATCAATAAATCGTAACAAATATAGTATTTTCTTTGTAATGTGAAATCAGAAAAAATATACATCAACGGATATATCGGTGAAGCTGGGTTCTTTGACGATGCCTCTAATTCGTTTTCATTAAATAATCTGAATACAATTTTAGATTCTATTGGTGAAGTTGACGAGCTAAATGTTTATATCAATAGTGGTGGGGGTTCTGTTACTGAGGGCTTCGCTATTTATGACCGACTATCCGCTTTGCCATGTACGGTAAACACAATAGTAAACGGTATGTGCGGAAGTATAGCAACAGTTATTTACCAAGCTGGAAAGAAAGGTAAGCGAAAGATGTACGCAAATTCTGAGTTCTTTGTGCATAACCCATTTTGGCAACCGAGCGCACCCGACCCGATGGAGGCTAAAGATTTGGCTTTGGTTCAACAAGACTTGCAAAACGCTGAAAATAAAATCAAATTGTTTTATGTGGGCGTTACGGGAAAGACAGTTGACGAATTAACTCCATTGCTAGATAGGCAAACTACAATGAGTGCAAACGAAGCAATAGAGTTTGGTTTTGCAGACGAGATAGTTGAAACGAATATTACAGCGTTCACCAAATACCGATTAGTAGCATACATTAATAATAACAATAAAACAACAGAAATGGATAACAAGGAACTAAAGGACGAATTAGGAGGCATTAAAGGTCTTATAAACAAGATTTACAAAGCTCTAAAATTCAAAAACGCATACACCGAAACGCTTGACGGTATGAAAATTTACTTCGAGGGTACTATGGTGATGAAAGATACGCCAGTATTCGAAGATGAAGCAATGACTATTCCGTTAAAGGATGGCGAATATACGCTAGATTCAATCACTCTTACGGTTGTTGACGGCATTGTAACAGCCGTTGCAGAAGTAATAGCACAGCAAACACCAGATGCTTTAACAGTCGCCAACGCTAAAATTGCTGAATTGGAGGCGCAACTTGCAGAAAAAACAACTTTGGTAGCTGAGAAAGAAACTGTTTTGAACGAAACGAAAGAGGAGTTCTTAGCCCTTGCGAAGAAAGTTGAAAAGTTCGAAGCAACGTTTGTAACCGGTCAAAACTTCCAAGCTAAAGGAGGTCAGTCGCAAGGTAATCAAGAGCCGGCCGAATCAACTGAAACACCAACCCAAACTGCAGCACGTCTAAGAGCAGAAAAAGACGCTAAAAAATAAATTAACAAACTTAAAAAAAACAATACAAAAAAGATGGCAAACGCAATCACAACACTACCAGCAAACGGTTCTATTCCATACGAAATGTTCTGGAAGCCGTTATTGAATGACCCGAAAATTAACGCTTTGCCGTTTGATATTATTTCGGGGAAAATCGGTAAAGAGTTATACTTCGATACCGAATTTACAGACCACCCAACTATCAAGACAACTTGTGGATGGGATTACAAAAACGGGACACCAATCACTAAGAAAGCCCTTAATCCGGTTGAATTGGATTTCTCTTTCGAGCAATGCTACACACCGTTCCTAAAATCAATCTTTGGCGATAATTTGCCAGACGGTTGGAGAAAAGGTGAATTGACACCGGAAATTGTTGACCGTATCGTTACTAAGCAATCAAATGCATTTAACACTAACTTGCTTTATGCTTTGTTCTTATCGGCATCAACACAATCAAACCCGTGGTTAGCTGGATTCGATGGAGTTTTCGCTAAACTTTTGGATGGCGTTTCAAATGGTGACGGAACAGTTGATGCAGGTGCAATCGCTGATTCAGATTTGACACTTGCAAACATCGAAGAAACATTATATGGCATCTATACATCGCAAAGCGACTTAATGCAAACGTTTGACGATGGTCAAAAGGCATTTATTGTTTCTAAAACAGTTTACCAAGCTTGGGCAAGATTCTTGCAAGTTGGAGATGGTTCAGCATTCGTAAAACAGAATCCTGATTCTATTGTTAATGGGGTTAAAAATGTAGCTTATCAAGGAATCCCATTAATCAATGCAAGTTACATTGATAGAGGTATTAAATTGTACGATACAACCGGTTCTCCAGCGTCTACCGTAAATCCAAACCGTGTTATCTTGACTGTTCCTACCAATCATAAGATTATGATTGACGGTA